GTAGGTTTAGCACTCCCGTCTCCGGGACGACTTGCCTACCAACTCTAGTGAACCCTTCCGGGAGTGGGCCTTCTCCACGATGTGGAACCCACTCCCAGAGGGGAGGAGACGCCACCCAGCAGTCAAGAATGGCTGAGAAGCGCTCTTCGAGGTGGTCCAGGCGCCAGGAATTCTTCCTAGCACCAGGCCACCGTCTCAGAGCCTTCACAGCCCATTCCTTCAGCTGGGCGCGTGGTCGGAGTAAAGGGCCCCGGGTTTTCACCCGGGGGCCATCCTCGGGCTCCGGGCCCATCGTCCGGAGGAGCAACGCCTGAACCGCCGCAGTATAGGACCTTTCAAGGTCCCGCGCTGCCGGCAAGCTCAGGCCCTCGGGGAGGGAAGGTGGTCTTTCGATCATCCTTACCCCCTCGAGTTCCTCAGACGCCAGGTCCGAAGCCAAGCCCCACCAACCCCGAGCGTCCGAAAGGACAATCGGGGGCGGTAGGGCCCCTACGATGGCCTCGCCGGTTGTCCCGAAGAGGAGGACAGAAACTGCCTTCCTCAGCCAGGGGGGTGCGACGCGGGATAACCGCGTCCCCCTGGCCCTCGGTAGCAAACCGGCGCCCCCAAACTCCAGTGGCACCTCCGCAGGGGCCCCCATGGACCAGCAGATCGAGGATACCCCTGGGTGGAGGACCTTCCGGATTTCCCGGATGGTCCTCAACGCCCAAGGGGCCCGACCTGCAAAGTCCCATGCACCCCGCTCCGCAACCCCAAGGGACGCCCACCGGGCTACCCCGCGGGACCACCCCGACTCCCTTTCCATGGAACCTTCTGGTCTAGCCAACCCCCTCAAAGGGAGCGACTTGACGAAGGAACCAGGGTAGAGAGCCGAACGGTGGGCCCGGCGGGACCCGGCGACGATCCTCCAGGCGCGGGACGGGGTGGCAAGGACCGGAAGATCCGTCCTCAAGACGACCGACCGTGTGACCCGCTTCCGCTGGGTCGACACGAGAAGCCATCTCGCTGGAAGGAAATTCCCGTCCTTGACTGGGCCCCTGAGGAACGATACGCACCTCTCGGCGAAGACCCCATTCCAACGGGATCGAACGCGCTTTCTG